TCAGGGCTTGTTGAGTATATTAAGCGTAATATTCATGAGCTGTGGGAGCATATGCTGGTAGTAGTAAGTGATCCTTGTCATGTAAGTCTTTATTCTGAGCTTAATGCCGACAGAACACGGGAATGCTTAATTGAAGTAAAAGCTAATGTCCCGCATATTGGTTTTGATAGGTGGATCTCTACTTCTGAAGAATTTAATATTATGCTTCAATCTCAATTTTTGTCGAATGAAGACAGGGAATTACTTCTTAAATTTGCCGGAAATATAAAAGCCGGCAGTGTAACTGAATATGGCGATGATGGCGTGACACAGAAAGCAGTCGTTAAAACAGGAGTTACAAACTTGAGTGAGGCTATCATTCCTAATCCTGTTCAATTAAGACCGTTTAGAACATTTCCGGAAGTAGAACAGCCTGAAAGCGGTTTTATATTCCGCGTGAAAAACTTAAATGATGATCAAGCTTTCGCTTTATTCGAGGCTGATGGTGGTGCATGGAAATTAAAGGCGATAGATAACATTAAGCGCTATCTTGATCATGAGCTCCGCGAGATTAAAGGAATAAGTATACTCGCATAAAGGAGGTTTCATGATATGCGCGGTTTTTTGAGCGACCAAGACAAAAAAGAATGCTGTGGGACTTGCGACTGGCACAAGCATGAAGATGTAGATGACGGCTGGGTATGGGTTAATCCCGGGAGCATATATTGTACGGAATGGACGGATTTCAACGATTACTGCCCGGAATGGGAAGAGAGGCAAAGGTAAAGGGTTATATATGAAATACAACGAGTTTATAAGGTCAAAGATAGACCTTAGCAAAGATACAGGGTTTATTGTAGATCCATCTGAGATAAACAGCGCTTTAAAACCACATCAGCGTGATGCCGTGTTGTGGGCTTTAAAAGGTGGAAGACGGGCGCTGTTCGAGAGCTTTGGTTTGGGAAAAACAATACAGGAGCTTGAGTTCTGTCATCAGGTTGTAAAGCATAAAGGCGGTAAAGCTCTGATAGTTTTACCCTTAGGTGTCAAACAGGAATTTACACATGACGCTCGCGAGGTGCTTAAATATCCGGAGCCCAAATATGTAAAGACCATGGAAGATGTCAGGGCTTGCGATACGGATATAATGCTCACTAACTATGAGCGTGTCAGAGATGGTGATATAGACCCGACATATTTTAAAGCTACGTCATTAGATGAGGCTTCTGTGCTCAGGTCATTCGGATCCAAAACATATCAGACGTTTCTTGATAAGTTTAAGGGCGTGGAATATAAGCTGGTGGCAACGGCTACACCTTCGCCTAATAAATACAAAGAACTGATCCATTATGGAGGTTATCTTGAAATCATGGATACAGGGCAGGCATTAACAAGGTTTTTCCAGCGTGACAGTACCAAAGCGAACAACCTGACCTTATTCCCTAATCAGGAAGATGAGTTTTGGTTATGGCTATCAAGCTGGGCTTTATTTATCACAAAGCCATCTGATGTGGATCCTGAATATTCGGATGAGGGTTACATTTTACCGAAGCTTATTATCAACTGGCATATGCTTGGTTCTAAAACTGATATACAGACGGAGAGAGACGGCCAGATGATGTTTTCTCTTGACGCAAGTGTGAGCCTTCAGGAAGCTGCACGCATCAAGTCAACGTCGATAGATAAAAGAGTTGCGAAAATGAAAGAGATAATAGAAGGGTCAAACGGTGATCATTTTGTTATCTGGCATGATAGAGAGCTTGAAAGAGAAGCTATAAAAAAAGCTGTTCCGGAAGTGGTAGATATCTACGGCTCACAGGATTATGACACAAGAGAACAGAGAGTTATTGACTTTTCGGAAGGCAGGACCCGTCTGTTTGCGACTAAAAAGTCGCTGTCAGGTCAAGGTTGTAACTTTCAGAAACACTGTCACCGTGAGATATTCTTAGGGATTGATTATGAGTTTAATGATTTTATCCAGGCAGTCCACCGTTGTTATCGATTCTTGCAAAAGGAACAGGTTATCATAGATATCATTTACATGGAGAGTGAAGATCAGATAAAAAAGGTCTTGCTTGAAAAATGGAAGAACCATGATCACATGGTCAGTAAGATGATAGAAATAATACGAAAGTATGGTCTGTCAACAAATGCCAAAACGGAAAGACTGGAGAGAAAGATAGGAGTTGAGACTGTGAAAGTAGAGGGAGAACACTATACGGCCGTGCTTGATGATTGTGTCGAAGAAACAAGGCGTATGGATGATAACAGCGTGGATCTGATTCATACATCTATACCGTTTGGCAATCATTATGAGTACAGCGCAAATTATAACGATTTCGGACACAATGAGAATACCGATAGGTTTTTTGAGCAGATGGACTTCTTATCGCCCGAGTTGTTAAGGATATTGAAACCCGGGCGCGTTGCAGCTATTCATGTAAAAGACCGTGTGCTTTTCGGAAACGCTACGGGGACGGGTATGCCTACAATCGAACCGTTTCATGCTTTGTGCATATCTCATTATATGAAGCATGGATTTCAATATTTCGGGATGATAACGGTTGTAACGGATGTTGTTCGTGAAAATAATCAGACATATCGCTTGGGGTGGTCAGAACAGTGTAAGGACGGATCTAAAATGGGTGTCGGCTGTCCTGAGTATGTCCTTCTTTTCAGAAAGCTACCCACGGATAAAACAAAGGCATATGCCGATGAACGTGTTGAGAAATCAAAGGATGAATACACAAGAGGACAGTGGCAGATAGACGCACACGGGTATTGGAGGTCATCAGGTGACAGACCTGTGACAAAAGAGGAGCTTAAAAAAGTACCAGTGACCGACCTGCAAGCAGTGTATAGGAAATTCAGCCGTGAAAATGTATACAGCTATGAAGACCACGTAAAGCTTGCCGAAGAGCTTGATAAGGACGGGAAGCTTCCGGCCACATTTATGGTGGTAGCGCCCGGAAGCTGGAATAACCTTGAGGTGTGGGACGATATTAACCGAATGAAGACGCTTAATGGAGAGCAGAAAAAGCGCAATCTGACCATGCACATTTGTCCGCTCCAGATAGATATTGTAGAAAGGATCATTAACCGCTATTCAAACAAAGGCGATTTAGTGCTTGATCCGTTCGGAGGTCTTATGACTGTACCGATGACAGCGATAAAGATGGGGCGTGACGGATACGGTATTGAGCTGAACCCTGATTACTTCAGAGACGGCGTCGGGTATCTGGAGGCTGCTGAAAGAGATATAACAGCACCGACGTTATTCGATTTTCTGAACGTTGAAGCTGTATAACAAGGACATTTGATGTTTTTTCAAAACAGAGACAAAGAGGAGGTACAAATGAGAACAATAAGATTCAGACTGAAATTTATAGATCAGATACTTGCAACAACACCGGGTAACGAAGAGATATATGCTGACTTTATAGCAAGTAAGGCGTTTGATGTAAAGACAAAGGTGAAGGATCCTAAAGACCCGGAACAGATCAAGGCGGCTAAAGAAGAAGCCTTTAAGAATACCGATGAAGAAAAGGCAGCTCTTCATGAAATGCTTGACGGCGAGGAAGAGCTCGAAAAGGGCACCACATTCTTTTTCAAGGACAAAGACGGCAACCCTTACATTTACAGCTATTGGATGTACGGATTCTTTAAATCAGCGTGCAGCGCTTTGAAGAAGGTACCCGGGACTTTATCATCCAAGATAAAGGCTTACAAGAAAGAGATAGACTTGTTATTTAAGGTATTCCCGGACGCCAATGATAAATCATCCAGGCATATCAAGCTTGAGAATTACGGTGAGCTGGGTATGTGTGAGAGACCTTTACGCGCTCAGACTATGCAAGGCGAGCGTGTGGCACTTTCAAGATCTGAGTGTGCTCAGGCAGGTACGCAGATAGAATTTGATGTGGTGCTGCTGCGTGAAACAGATGAAGATGTGCTTATGGAGTGGATGGATTACGGCGTTTTTAACGGGTTGGGTCAGTGGCGCAACTCCGGCAAAGGCGCATTTGAATATGAGATCATAGCAAAAGACGGCAAGACGATGAAGAAATAATCCCTTTAGGCAGAACGTAAGACCGGTGAAGTAAGGGATGGGTGAAGTAAAGTATCGTATTGTTTGGGAATAGTTTGGCATGGCTTGGTAAAGGTATAGTTTAGCGAAGTATTGTTTTGGAAAAGTTGGGTATGGCATTTTGGTAAATTAATGTGATGTAATGCGGTGGCAATGTAGTGAGTAGCAGTGGTACTGTGAAGAAGCGAGCTGTACCGTTATGTTTTGGAGAGGTCCGGCTGAGTGCGGTTGAGTGGAGGAAAAGTACGGTTGCGTGGAGGAAAAGTACAGTCGAGTACAGTCGAGTAATGGCGAGGTAATGCTTGGTATTGGAAAAGCACGGCGAGGTGCAGCAGGGTATTGGACACGTTGGGTAGGGTTGAGGAAGGGTCAAGAGTATTTCAGCAATGGCAAAGCATAGATAGGTTACGAGTTGAACGGGATTGTATAGGAAGAGTACTGAAAGGTAATGTATAGGATTTGCGTGGTCGCGTTCTGTTTTGGAATTGAATAGTTGAGTATAGCTTTGGATCAGTTATGCATTGCGAAGCAAAAGAGTAGTTACGAATAGTTGAGGAGTAGTCAAGTCAAGTCCTGTTCCGGAAAAGAAACGAAAGGAAACGTACCGGCAAGGTAGAGTCTGGCGTTGTATTGGCAAGGTAGAGCAGCGCTATGCGTGGGAACAGAGTAGTTCGGTCATGGTGAAGTAAAGCACGGTTATGGAGTAGTTTGGTACGGAACATTAGCGACAAGAATTTGAGCTGTGTTGAGAAGCCATGTAACGTTAATGAACGTTAAGGTGGAGCATTGGAAAGGTAAGGAAAAGTATAGGATAAGTCGGGTACAGGAAAGGTCGGGTAGAGATATGCAAAGGAAAGGCAGGTGAATATCATGAATGACGATGACAATATTAGGAATGCCCTTAAGGAGCTGAACATCAAGAGTGAATGGTCATCCTGGGATATTTTAGACGCCTTAAGGCGCGCAAGCCCTAAAGGGCTTGACGAGTTCCCGGATATAGAGCGGCAACAATTCTTTTGTCCGAGCTGCAATCTGCGTATCACTAAGATCATGGGATACTGTTACAGATGCGGTCAGGCGCTTAAATATACCGAATGGCAGGAAAGGGTGTGTAAGGATTACTACTTAGATAAAATTGGATATTGAAGGGAGGTGTTATTTTTGAAATATCAAATGTTACAGTTTGACAGCGTAAAGCATGAGCTGATAAAGATGATACTTGAGCATTACGGGGAGGAATCCCAGCGGATAAAGGCTTGCGAGGAGCTGGTAGAATTGCAGGCAGAGATCTTCCACAACAGCTCAATAGACGTGTTAGAAGGACGCCATGCCGGTGGAGATAGTAGCGACACTTACGACAAAGTTGTTTCAGAGATCGCTGATGTGTATATCATGCTGGAGCAGGTGGTGAGGATGTATAAGATAGATCCAGAGGATATACGGGCGGCAATGGTCAAGAAGCTGAGACGGACAGAGGATAATATCATCTATGATAAGACAGGGACTCTCAGAGCAGGAACGGTTAGAAAAGCTTCGGCAGATTGCGTATTATCAGCTGAACTCTTTAAAGGGGGCTTGTGGCATGACAATAAGCTTTGAGATACCGGGTAAGCCTTTTGGCAAGCAGCGCCCGAAATTTACAACACGCGGCGGTTATCCGAAAGCGATAACGCCGAAAGAAACCGTTGCTTATGAAAACCTTGTCAAGCTGTGTTATCGCGAATATGTAGGCGACAACCGTTTCAAGGATAATGCCATGATTGAAATATCGATCGTGGCTTATTACGACATACCGAAGTCAACCAGCAAGAAGAAAAGAGCGCTGATGTTATCCGGTGAACTGCGACCCACCAAGAAGCCGGACGCTGATAATATAGCGAAGGTTATATGTGATTCGCTGAATGGTATAGCATATCATGATGACGCGGCTATAGTTACTGCGACTATACAAAAACGATATAGTGAGGATCCTCATGTTGAGGTTTGTATGTGGGAGGTAAAGGGGGAGGAATGAATCAGGAAGAAAGGATCAAACTTGCGGAGCTGATACGGAATAACCCGGAGCTGAAGGTTAAGGCACAGGTGAGTGTTGATGTGGCGCCGGAAGATGGTTATGCCTGGTGGCTTGGTGAAATCACGGGTAGCTGCATAGATGAGTATGTGCAAGGACGTGAAAGGGTATGGCTGAAATCAGAGACCAGCAATCCGCATTTCGAGAAGGATTTAACATCTGATGACTATGAGGTTCTGTATGATTTATACGGTGAGTCAACTATTGATGACTTGACACCGTCGCAGGTAGTACAGGCCTTCAATGCTTTAGAGTGGAAGCCGGCTATATTCGTTTATGTGGGTGTGAATGAAGATGAAAGAGGATAAAGTTTTAACGCATAATTTAGAGCTTATGGAGCACTCAGCCTTTAGTATTTTGCAAGAAGCATTTATCAAATGCATGAAAGCGCACGCTGGGATGTATAGTGGAGCGTTTATAGGTACAGACGGAGCTATTTACTGGCCAAAGTTTTGGGTTGAGAGAATAGATCAACTGGATGAAGAGTTTTGTAAAGCGATGGAGCGATTCAGAGCTTTTAAAAAGGTGAAGGAGCAGGGGGTTATTGTATGACCAGAGAAGAGATCTTAGACACAGCAAAGAAGATAGTGACGCAGGAGCGACAAGACCAGTACGGAACACCTGAAGCCAATTTTGATACCATCGCCAGGCTATGGACTACGTACCTGAATGCCTGTATTGGAATTCCGAAAGTAGACGTAGATCTCAGCGGTGAGCATGTGGCCGCAATGATAATCCTGTTGAAGGTAGCACGTACGGCCACAGGATCCGGAAAGGATGATAACTGGCTTGATATAGCGGGGTATGCGGCTTGTGGTGGTGAGATATTTAGTGAATAAAAAACAAAGGACGGTGTATTGACATGTTAATAGACGACGAAGAAAAACGGGCAATAATTGCCGGTTTGAGTGCTATCAAGCAGATGTGTATGGAATGTCATTGTCAGCGACAATGTCCGTATTTTGTGGAAAGAGAGGACAAGTGCCTGTTTGAATTAGATATGAACCCGAGCGATTGGAAGGTCGGAACGGGTACGGGCGTTTGGAGGGCTGTTATATGAGTATAAACTTCACGATATCGGGCAGATTGCCGTCGTTGAATGGGTTTTGAGATACTCAAAGATAAAAAAAACAGCGGGAATAGGGGTCCCTGCTGCCACAATACTTTGTCGGTTTGTATACGCACCTTGAGATGATAATAACATTTCCGTTTACATCTTTCAAGGAGGCATTCATGACCGCTAAGGAATATCTTAAGCAGATCCAGAATATTCACACG